CAACTGGCTTTGCTTGCTCTTTTAATGCCTCAGTAAATATTTTTACTCCAAGGCGCTCGTATTTCTTCAAATCCGCTTGCGCCGACCTTCTAACCTTAGAGTAATTTATTTTATTCATTTCTTATGCTTGGAAATCCACAAAGTCCGTTGCAGCATTCCCAAGTGCCTCATCGCTTGGAATCACGTTGCTAGGTATCCAATGCACATCCATTGCTGGGTCTTCGCTCGCGTGCCAGTTCAACAAGCTTCTAACTTCGTTACCTGTAAAGTATGGAGATTTTCCATAAGTATCCAAAATTACCTGCACATCTGGTTGTAACTCAGAGAATGATGAAATATCGAAGTCAATCACATAATCCATGCCGTAAGACCTTCCAAGCCATTGCGTAAACTTCTCCTCAATCATTTGAAGCTGTGGCATAATAACATCCGTAACCAAAGCCTTCTGAGCGCCTTCCAAATTGGCATAGGTAGCGTTGGAAGTAAACAAAACAGGATTAACTCCCCAAAGACCGCAAAGTGTTTGCAAATCCATGTTCTGAGAGTTTATAATATCCATCGCAACTGGCGACAATCCAATTGCATCATAACGCAAAGGAATTGAAGAAGCCACAATCTTATTTAAGTTCTTATTACCGTTTATCCTCTCATCTATCCGCTCATCCATCTTAGCGCGCTGATCAGGCGATGGCCAGAACTCAGGGTTTGTGATATTAGGAGAAATAATTCCTTTCGCTCCTCCATTCTGGAAAGTCTTCTGCTTTGCTTCTGTCGCTTCGTTGTTAGCTTGCAATGTTGTCAAACCAGCCAAGAGCGGAGGCATTCCACGCAATTGTGCGCCATTCAAATCCCAAGTTAAATTCGTGGTTTTAATGTGCAATACTTGGTCGGCTGGAATCTCAATGTTCTGGTCGCCAATAATCAATTTATAGCCTCTCACAGGCTCAAATAAACTGCCAGCCACTAACTCGACATAGTTAGACGGCAAAACGTACATCTCCTTAATTTTGCCCTTATTTAACCCATCCTGTGGAGCAAAGCCGTAAACGAAAATCTCGCCGCTAGTATTGTACCACGTTAGCATCGAATCAAGAAACTCCGCCCAAGTTTGCATCGGGTTAGGATTCTTAATCAATTGGTTTACGGGATCGGAGTAGTTAACGTCTTGCAATTCCTTTTTACGAAATGCTATACTTTGCAATCTGTTAAGCTCTTTGGAGTTATATTTTCCGCCTCTGTATTTTTTTGCCGCTTCAGTCTCCTTGTAAACGTATGTCGGGCACTGCTTGCCTTTTTCGGCTATCTTTCGAATTATTGAGTAAACAAGTGCGTTACCTTTGTAACCTTTGTCGATAAATGTTTGTTGATTTGAGTCATACCAAACTACCATCGTGGAGGCCGTAAATTGACCGTATAGGATTTGATTGAGTAGGTTTACATCGGGTTTCTGTGGTGTCGAAATAACCGTAGGATTGATGTATGACCTTAGAGCCTTTAATAGCATAGCATATTCGTTTTAGCAAATATACTTATTTATTCTTTTCTAAAAATGTAACTCCATAAAACCAAGTTACTACCATAACGGCGCGAGCGCTCCAATGCCAATTAAATACGTTAAAATCCAATGTCACGAAAACTATGAATAAATAAGTTATCAGCATCAAGATAAGCGCGGCAATAGTTTCTTTTTTCATATTGAGAATTCAAAGTTATTTTTTACCATTAGTTCAGTTAATCCCCAAACAAGCGCGTCGACTCTATCGGGGCTCTTTCCTTTATCAGGGTTAAAGGTTACCATTTGCGATTCTAAGATAGGGAAACTACCAACGTGATAAATTTGCCCTTGCTCGTACAACGAATAAACGGGTTCAGCTCTCACGTATTTTCCCTTTGTTGCAGTTACTAGCTTTATTCTAAAATTACTTCCTTGCGACTTTAATACAGCTTCTACCATGTCACCACCTTGGTTCTTTTCAGCTACAATGCAATCAGCGTTCCAACGGAAGGCGGCATCATTTGCGACTTTTGCCCAATGATTCGGCGAGTATTTTCCGCTAAGGTCTTCGAGAACGTATCCAAAGCCTTCGCTATCTTTTCCAACAATCATTATTCCCGTTTCATCGCTTTGCATATTTGCAGTAGTCGCGGGGTCGATTGCTACAATTATTCTAGAAAGGTTTGGAGCTTCATCAATTCTAGCCTTTCCGATTATTGCGCGGTTCCATAGCATCCCTTCGGCATCATCCAACCAAGTACCCAAAAACAGGTGTTCATATCGCGCGCGGTTCTCTCTCTTTGTCTTTTCCGCGGCCTGTATGAATGAATCGGATAAATTCTCTTTGTTGTCTATGTATGTCGTGTGTATGTACGTTGTATCCGTTCGCTTCTTTTTTACGAAATCGTTGTATATCCAATGGCTTTTATAAGCGGGATTCATTACCAAAATAACGCGGTTATAATTTTCCTTCGCGCGTATCGATAAGTCTACTTTATCAAATACATCGGAGTCGGTTAATTCCTCGGCTTCATCAATAACCCAAGTTGATAAACCAGCAATACTTTTGAGATTTGCAGTGTTAACGCCGGAACTTGTTTTGATGCCGCGAAATAAAATTTTCGATCCTGTTAATTTATTAATGATTTCGGATTGGGTTACTTCGAAGTCGTTAACTTTTCCCATGATTTCTATCTTGTCTAAAAATTCGGGGATAATTGATATGAACGCGGATACCAAAGTATAACGCGTGAAAAGAATGACGTGTCCTTTTTGATACGTTAAATTAAGTAGGAACAGCGCCAAAGTCCAAGATTTGCCGCTTCCACGGCCGCCGGTAATTAAATAATATCTTGTTTCTGGTTCCTCGTAAAAAAGCGGCTTGTAATCTTCTAGCAAGTTAATCATTTAAAAAAGATAGGTTTGTTTATTATCAATTGCCAAAGGTTCGGGCTGGTTTGTTTCTAGTTCGCTTTGTTCGTCGTCGTCATCATTTATCACCTTTGCGGCTTCGATCGCCGCATTTCGACCAATCCATTGGATAGGAGGCGCGATTTTTTCACCGTTACTCGTTACGTCGATTTGCTGTTTTGGTAATCCAAAGCGATAAGATAGCCAAAGTTTCAGCGCGTTCGTGTCACCTTGTTGACATTTGTACAAAAGCGCCTCCCAAATTTTATCCGGCACACATATCGCGTCCATTTGTTCTATCAACTTGATTTCCTGTATTTTAGGTGGCCTACCTGAGTTCGGCCTAGGTCCGCCGCGTTGTTTCTTTTCCATATGTTACAAAGGACTGCATTAAAAAATAGGTTTATATTGGTTAATCAAAGTAAAGGTAATTGAAAATAAATAAAAAAAAATAAAAAATATTATTACAAATACTTGCACATAAGTACAAACCTTTGTACATTTGATAAACGATAACACTAAAACAAACAACAAAATGGAAACACTACTTATCGAAATCGCAACAATTTTCTACTTCGCATCAACTACGGTTTATGTCGTATTAACTGCAAAAAAAAGTAAAAAAATAAATAAAAATATTTTCTAATTTACTTGACTTATATTACAAACCTTTGTACATTTACATAACAATCACACACACTAAAACACAAAACAAAATGACAACTTCAAACAACAACACAGCAACAAGAAACAACGAGAACGCAAAAGCCAATATTATCGCGTTCGGCATCATGGCCGTAGTAATAATCCTCGGCGTTATTTATGGAATGCAATTGGACGCAATCGGATATTAATTATGAAAACTTTGCTACAAATCATTTACACAATTATCGCATTTAGTCCAATCTTATTTTTGGGTTACTTGCTAGGCTTAACACTACTTAAATAAACACAAACAATACTAAAACACTACACAAAATGACTAATTCACTCGCTTACTTAGACGCAAAATCAAAATCCATAGTTTGGGCCGCATACGCTGAACACTTCGCGGGCGAAGAAATCCAAGAAGAAGGCTTCAACATCAATAGTGGAAACGTTTACCTAGCCTTGGAAAACGGCGTTACAATCGCTAGCGCGTTCGGTCAATCGGTTGAATTTTACGTTTACGATTTTGACAATGACGACGAATTCGCCTTTGAATCAATAGACGAATTAAACCAGCATTTAAATACTAGATATTAATCAACACTAAACAGCACACAAAATGAAAACGGTATTTAATTCAAACACTCAATTGGCCCAAACTTTTGCGATTCAATCACAAAGCCACGGCCGCACAAAGTCAATGTTTTTCGAATATGGCACGGCCTATTCCTACGGTTATCACTATATAGGAGCAAAGTTCGTAACGGCTAACAACGGGGAAAAAGTTTGCTTTGTTAATTCAAGATATTATAGCCCAACGACTGCAAAACATTGCGGCCAACTTTGGAACGCAATCCCCGACGGTATAAAAGTTTTTCGGGTTCCTTTGCCGCGTGTTTTTGACTTGGATCAATTACCTACAATTATCAAAGTAATGACCGAACAAGCGGAAGGCTATTTATTTAAACAATTAACAGCTAGAAAAAACACGGTTAATTTTTATATCGCTAACAACTTGATAAGCGATATAAAAGAAATCAGCGAGCTATTTGGGCTAAATGTTCCTAGAAATTGGGACTTCAAAAACTACGAACAAGCAAGACAAAAAATATATACAATTCAAAACGCGGCATAATATGAAACGAATAAACAACGACGTAAACGGGAACCCTAGATTTGTAGTTCATTTTTACGACCTATTAAACGACGGCGAAGGCGAAGGCCTTACTATTTTAGAAAAGTTTGATCTAGTGGTAAAAAAGTCCCGTAAAGTAGGCGGTAAAATGTACCGTGGTAAAGATTTTGGTGGCGGGATTGTGTTCCAATCGTACGACATTCAAACAACAATAAACAAAGCAAAGGGGATTTAATTCCCCTTTTTTTCAACCCTAGACAAAAACAAAATGAAAACGCCTTTATTTTCAATCCACTCAATTAAAGCGCTCGAAAATCGGGCCTTTTCCGTGTTCCGCGCAAATATTGAGAACACGCCCGAAAAATTAGAATTAGCTAAAAATCTTTATCCTAGTTCGCATTATTATTTTGAATTTCATTTTAACCCGATTTCGGTAAATGTAATTTTCGGCGGTTAATAAACCGCTTTTTTCTAGCCACTTTGGAACATTGGGCGGGCTCGTTTCCCGCCGTGGCTTCTATTTATTACTAACTTAAAAAACTTATAAAATGGTCGACCTATTCGAATATCCTGAACAATGGCCCGCTAATTTGCGGGCTATTTTGGCGCATTACATGGCAAAGGAACAAACGTACACCAACTTAATTAGACTTGAAAACGAATTATTTAAAATAGGTTATTCGATCGAATACGGTTTGGACTGCGTGGCGTATAACTTGCAAAAAATACAGCCATAAATTAAGCGTTTTAACCCGTTTAAATTTTAGCGTATAGATTACCACTAGTAAAAATTTATCTCTTTACCACGGGCTTAAAAATAGCCTAATTAACCAAGCGCACAAACGTAGTATAAAACAAAACCACTGGACGAAACCAAAAGCAGTAGTATAAAACAAAATTAGTAGTGGAAACACGAGGAAAAATTAGAGCGCTGATCTGTAGTATAAAACAAAATAAGTAGTGGAAAAAATAACCGGTTCGAACCGGTTCCAAAATTGAAAACCCAAACCAACTAGACGAAAACAAAATGAGTAGACGAAAACATAAACAGCGCCGCAATCTAGTGGAAAACAAAACCAGTAGTGGAAAACAAAATCCGTAGTGGAAAATAAAATTTCTCAGCCGCTAGTGGAAATTAAAACCGCTAGTGGAAATTAAAACCACTCAAACAAAAAAAATACCGCTGGTGGAAAACAAAAATAAATTTTACAATTCACTTGCAATTAATTATACAGAAGTTTGTACATTTACATCACACTAAAACACACACAAAAAATGCTAAAAGATCACCACTTTATTTTTGAGCAATCGGGATTCAGTCTCGAGCTTGAATCTTTCGAGAACGAAGGAATTGTTCTTGACCTTTATTTCGGTAATGGAAAATCGCTCACGCTAGAACTTTACGACTGTTTAACAGAAAAATTCTCTGACCATTACCGCACGATTTGTGCAATTCTTGATCCTTTTATTATTGAACAATTAGAAAACAACGTACAATTATGCTTTACGAAATGATGACCGCCACAGAATACGGAGTATTGCGTGGCTTTAGCGAAAAATCAACAAGAGTTCACCAGATCATCCGGTCTGGAGTTAATCCGCCCGAGTGGGTGCATCCGCCTAGAAAGCTAGGAAATCAATGGGTAGTTTTTGTTTCAACTGAATGGATAGAAAATGGTAGAGGAAATAATTGAGCAATGGATTCTCGAGAACTACGGAAAACTAGCCAATAGTGAAAAATTCGAGATAATGAAAACCTTCGAATTGTACTGGGATCAATTTAATTTCCCATACGCTGAGATTAAAACGCTAAAAAAATACCCACCCCCCCCCTTTTTTCCCTAGTAAAAAACAATAAAAAAAACACGAAACACATGAAAGAACTAATTTTAATCCAATCCGAGCTGAAAGCTCCAAAGAACCAGTTTAACGCTTTCGGAAAATACAAATACCGTTCTGTAGAGGATATTCTCGAAGCGGTTAAACCTTTGCTTCTAAAGTACGAATGCACTTTGACTATTGAGGACGAAGTAAAAGAGGTTGGCGGTCTTGTCTTCATAGAAGCTACCGCATCGATTCAGATAGATAAAGAAGGCAGAACAGAAGGCCGAGCGGTAACGGCTCAAGCCGGTATAGACATCAACCGCAAAGGAATGGATGTTGCGCAGTCGTACGGAAGCTCATCGAGTTATGCTCGAAAATATGCGCTAAATGGTCTTTTCCTCATCGATG